GGTGCTGTCCGTGGCCGCAAGCCGAATGCAGCCGGTCAGGGCGTTGACGGAATCCTCGGCCGTGCCCGTCGCGCCCTCGGCGGTCTGGGCGTTGTAGATGGCCTGTCCAAGTGCCCAGTTGTTGTAGATCAGGTTGGCCATGACCCCGGCAAGTTGCCCGAAGTTCGACATCGAGCTCAGGTCGATGCCGGCGCCGAACGCGGATTGCAGATCGGTCTCAATGGCCGTCAGGATGACGTCAAGCGACGGCATGATGAAGCCCGCCGCAGTGACGCCGTAGCCGGTCGGAAAAGCGGTCGTGGCCACTTACTTGCCCCCCTTCGGCTTCGGGCGCGGGCGCACGACGGTCGTGGTCGAGGTGACGCGGGGACTGGTCACAGTTGAATCACCGGCTGTCCCGAGATCGGCACGACGGGCGTGCTCCCGAGCGCGGTCCAGTTGATCGTCACGTTGCGCGCGAGGGCGTTGTAGGCGATGGTCAGGGAGGTCACGGAAGTGATGCCATCGACGTTCAGAATCTGCGTACGGAAAAGGGCCTGCAGCAGCGTCGGGTTTGGGTTCTTGATGAAAACGCTTTGCCAGTAGGGCACGCCGTCGTCAGTGTTCAGGAACCACTCGCCCGCGAAGGACTGCAGTGCGATGTTCACGGCCTGGGCCAGCGCCTCGGCGTCGCCGATGAGTTGGAGGTCGACCCCGTTCGGTGAGGCGCCGACAAGGAAATCGTTGCCGGTCGTGAGGGCAATGTCGCGCACCTGGGTGTATGCGATAGCCTGGCTCATCCGAGGATTTGCACCGTGGCGGAAGCGGGCGAGGACACGGAAGACGGCCATGAGCCTCCCCCCGCGCCGCCTGTCGCGAACAGTGCGAGCAGTGCGGTTTTCAGCGCGCCGCCCCCGTCGTTGGGGACGGGCATCCACCCGTTAACGGCATCGGCGAACGCCGCGAGGTCGGCGACGGTCCGGTTGAGCTGGGTGAGCGTGCGCTGGGCGGTCGCCACAAAGTCGGCCTCGCCCGTGTCGCTGCCCATGGAGATGACGCTCGGGCTTGCCGCGGTCCAGGCCTGCCCCTGCACGTTCACGCCGGGGATGTAAACGGCGTCGGACAGGGAGTGGCGCCGCGCGTCGGTGGGGGCCGTGTCCGAGGGCGCGGGTCCCTGAAGCCACGCGTCAATGGACCTGTCCGCAAAGACCACAAGTCCGGTGTCACCTTTGGCGATCGGGAAGGTCAGGCGGAACGAGCCGCCGCGGGGGAACTGGACCGGCACGCCCGAGAGAACTTGGAGGACCTCGTTTTGAATTTCCCCATTGTCGTCAAGGTATTGCTCCTGAATTTGGGGCTTTACGGTGACTGTCTGGGCCTCGGCGTCGTAGCTCTCGACCTGCACGGGAAGGCACACGTGCGTGCGTCGCGCGATGCGGTCCTCCCACGTGGCCAGGACCTCAGGAAGGGTGGGACTTCTGGTCGGGAGGGCCATTCGCTTCCATTATACGCGGCGCTACGAGGTCGGGTTGGCCTCCACGGTCGACCACCAGGGCCCGGAGAAAGTGTCCCCTTCCATCTCCATCGTCTGGATTCTGAAGAAAGCGGGCGTGGTTGCGCCGATTCCGTCGGCCTGCACCTGGATAAGCCCGGCCGGTTTTAGGGTCGGCTGTAAAAGGCTCTTGATCTTGAGCGTGTGGGTCGACGATGCGGGCTTGGCCGGATCGGGCGTGCCGTGCTCGGGGGAGCCAATCAGGCCCGTGTTGTACGCCAGAAGCACCGCGGTCTCGCCCGTGGTCTGGCCGCGCTGTAGCACGACGATTTTCCCGTCGTTGATGTGGTACTCGTACCCGTACCCCTGCAAGAGCCGGTCGAGGGACAGGGATGCCGGCCCGTTCACGGCGTAGCCCCTAGGAAGTTGCTGGGTCATGGTGGCGAGCGTCTGCTGTGTTATCTGGGCCACACCCATGGTCCCGCCGCTGCCCGAGACGAGCGCGTTCACCAGGGCCGTGGCTACTTGCTGGACGGTCGTGGGGCCCCAAGCCTGCGACAAGCGCGCGAAACGGTAACTGACCTCGCCATCGCCGCACTCGATTTTCGTGAGCCAATCGGGCCCCTGCCGGACACTGTCCGCGTACCGAACGACGCCTGAGAAGATTTGCCCGAGGGTGTTCGTGTAGCCGGCCTCGAGGATGAGGGGAAGTCCCCGTTGCCGAATCGCGGCGCGGTGCGCCTTGGTCAGGTTGTAGACCGTGATTTCGGAAGCCGAGGGCTCGTGGCGCACGGACTTCTTGATCTTGAAGGCCATGTGCAGGCCCGTGACCTGGAGCGCAACTCCCGGCCCGCCCCCGGCAAGCCCGACCGTCAGGCGCGCCACGCGGTTGAAAAGCTGTTCGCTCCCGGCAAGGGGCGTTGTCGAGATGATGCCCATGACCTACGCCGCTTCCGTGCGGCTAGCCCGGGACATTGGTCGGCCCCCCGGTGAGTTGACTTACGATTTCCGCGGCGTCGAAGTAGAGCATCTGCACGCGGCCGCCGAGGTCGCTCCCGTCAAGCGCCGGGTCTAGCCCCTGCCCCGAGGTGTCGATGAACTGAATCGACCCCGGGGGCATACTCGGGTTATAGGACTGGTTTAGGCCGATCGGAAAGTCGACCACGACGCGCTGGCTCCCCAGGATCGGATTGCCGACGGCATCGGCGATCGTCAAGTACCACCCGCCGTCGCGGACGTTCCACTGGAACGTGAGCGTGTAGGTGACCTGGTCGAGCTCCACCTGGAAGGTCAGGTCATAGATCGGGGGCTGCGGGAGCGGGATGGTGTAGATCACGGCAGGCCCCCGACAAAGCGGCCGGCGGACTGCAGCAATCCGTTTTTGCTCTGCGCGGCCACATCCGCGCCCGACGCGGCGATGGACTGGTTCTTAGGCTGCGCGACCTGCTTGTTCGTGTTTTGGTTCGGCTGCTGTTTCGGCGCACGTGCGACCTGCACGGTCTGATTCTGCACGATTTGGATTTCTTTGAACACGGCCGTAAACTGGAGGCTCGCCCCGATCGCGGCCGTGCGCGGCACGTCAAGCGAGACCAGCGCCATGTTCTGGTAGGTTCGGAGCGCGGTCGTGATGGTGATGAGTGTCGCGCTACCCGCCAGGTCTAGGAGGGTGTAGTACGCGTTTTCGGCCGTGCCCGGCACCCACTGCGACGCCGACATGTACGCGAACGAAGACCCGCTCGGTGTCGAAACGTTCGTGTTTTGGGGCGCGACCGTGCCCAGGGGGTAATTCGTGACCATGCCCTTGATGGTGACGCGGTCGGGTTTCTTGCGGAGGTGGTCGGTAACGTCCACGCCCTGTTCCACGGGGCTGTCGGTGCTGTCGACCTCGGTGTGGTGCGTTTCCTCGATAGACGCGTCAAGGGTCAAGGTCGCTATTTGCGCCTTGATTTGCGAATACGCGAGGGTGACACTCTGCGGGGCGGTGGCCATGTGCTAGTCCCGTTCCGGGGTCACGGGCTCTTGCAACACGCGTCGCGCCGAGACCGGACTGGCCTCGGGCTTGCCCTTGACGCGCTCGTCTTTGTAGCCCTTGCACTGACAGGCCATGCGCTGGTGCTTCGGTCGTCGTCGTTTGAAGTGGGCCACGCGCTAGCTCCCCGCCGCGGCCGCGGCCTCGCGGTTGACCCGGTCGTGGTGCCCGGAGACTACCGCGTGCGTGCGTTTGTCGAGTTTCTCGCCGTCGAGTTCCACCTTCACGTGCACGTGCGTAACCGGGGCGTAAGATGCGTTGGGGGGCTCGAACGATGCCTGCGTCGGATCGGAAGAGACGGCCGCGGCGTCTTCCGGCCCCGCGGCGCCGCCGTGGAAGAATCCCGTCGAAGTGACTTCGTTTCCGCGCTGAATCAGGCGCCCGACAAAGCCTAGACGGTCGACCTTGGCCTGATCGCCTTCCGGCGTTGCGTCGCCGTGAAAGCCCTTGCCGATGAGTTTCAAGCCGTCGACGAGTTTGTTGATCGTCCAGACGAACGCGGCGAAACCGGGGTCCTTGCCCAGGCCCTCCCAGAATTCCGCGAAGCCGGCCTTGACCTTGGCCCAGACCTTCTGCAGGCCCTCCTGCCAGGTGTCGAACGGGCCGACCCACTTCTTGAGCGCGCGGCCAATGAGCGAATCGCCGTTCTGAAAGAACACGACGATGTCGTCAACGAGCAGAAACACACCCGCAATGGCCACGCCCCACGCCACAAACTGCGCGGTCAATAGCAAGATGGGCGCGAGGAAGGCCCAGGCCGCGACCGCTGCGCCGGCAAAGTTGAAGGACAGTATGGCCGTAGTAATGGCGCCGATGTTGGCCCAGAGCACGTAGGCGAGAAGGCCTGAGGCGACCGTACCGAGTGCAATCGCAATGTGCTTCAAGTTGACGTTGAACACGTCAAGGCCTTTGGACCACTTCACAGTCGCGACGACGCCCCGCACGAACGCATCGGCCAGTTTCGTGAGCGGCACCAGCAGCGGAATCACTACGGTGTTTCGAAGCCCGGTCAGGGCCGCGTGCAGGCGCCCGAGGCTGGACTTGTAGTCTTCGGCCGCGTCCAGATCCTCCTTGGACATCACCGCACCGAGGTCCTGAGCCTCTTCCATGAGGGCGCGAATGGCCGTGCCGCCCTTGTTCAGGACCGGGATGAGGTCGGTGCCCGTGCGTCCAAGAAGTTCCTGCGCGAGCGCGAGCTTGTGCCCGCCGTCGGCGGTGTGCTGGAACTGGTCCGCAATGCGGAGAAGTTCGCCGTTTAGGTCCCTGACGCCGCGCTGCGCGAGGTGGCGCATGACGCCCTGCATGGCCTCAAGCGACACACCCGCCGTGGCGCCGACGTAGGCCAGCTTCTGGACCTGGTCCGCAGAAAGGCCAAGGCGCTGGGCCATGAGCAGGGCTTGCTCGCCCGCCTCGGCCGTGGCGCTGATCTGCTCCTCAAGCCAGTCCTTCGCTTCGTGCGCGAGCTCGCTTACCTTCTCCAGGCCGGCCTTGAGCAACTCGACTACTGAAAAGCCCTCGGCAAAGGATGCGGCCTCGGTCTCTAGCCCGAGGCGAACTGCTAGATCACGTATGATCACGAAAAAAACCTATAGACTACCACGGCTTAGGCCTCGTATCGACCTCGGTAATGTCCGTGTCGCAAATTAGGCACACGCGCAGGGCCGTCCCGTCGGCTTTCGTCGACCACTGCACGACCTGGTGCTTGCACGCGGGTTTTTCGGGGATGGCGGGCGCGGTGGCCATGGCTCTATTCTACGCGCCTACTTACCGGCTTCGGCTTTCGCCCTGGCCGCCTGTAGCGCGTCTAGCGATGCGTTGCGCTGGACCACGTCGTCAATGCTGTAGACCGATTCGAGCTCGGCCTGAGACGCGACACCTTCAAGAATCAGTCGCTCGCAGGGCCAGACTTCGGCGATGCCGTCGGGGAGGTCGATGGGGACGCCGCCACGCTGCGTTGACCCATGAGCCCGCGCGCGGCCGCGAATAAAGTTTCGAAGTTGACCTCGAGCGCGAACGCTACCGCCTTCAGAAGCAGATCGGGGCGCCCGCCGTAGACCTGGTCCAGGACCGAGAGCGTCGGCAGCTTCTTGCCCTGCACGTCTGTCAGGGACTCCTCAAGCAGTTGGCGCGTGACCTCCTCGAGGTCTTGCTCGGAGAACTTGTCGAAGAAGAGGGTCGCGGCGTCGGACAGGTTCCCGACATCCAGGTCGCCCAGGGACATCTTCCCGCCCTTCCCGCCGCCCTTCGCGGCCGCGGCGAAGGCCGGGCCCAGCGCGCGCGTAAGGCGATGCAGGAGGCGCACGGAGCGCATCGCGGGGAGTTGCTGGACCTCGAGTTCGATGCTCGCGCCCTCGGCGCCCGTACCGATTATCTTCGACTTTCGTTCGCGCGCCACGCCTGCCTCCTGCTGTTCCCCCGCCCTAAGGTGTTGCCGGCGCCGCTAGGTGCCGCCGACGGTCGACAACCCGCCGCGGAAGACGTCAAGCGAATCGCACGACAGTTGCCACTCGACCTCGCCCAACTCTTTGCCGAGCTCGGT